CTTTCGGGTGCCCATGCGCTTTGCGCGTGTTTGTCCCCCTTGTAGAGGACCATAGAGATGGCAACAATTCTGCGGCCTTTTGGGGCCACCATGAACAAGCTCGCAACAGTGAGAAGCCGGACGGCATGTGCGGACATTAAGTATAACTTAATACCGCCATACGCTCAGCCAATCTTGAATGAGTTTGTTTCAAGTAATCGTGTCATCCACCTTGCGACAGTTCCTAAAACTGTGAACTATCTGTTCCCAGGATTCCAGGACACAGAGCGAGGTGCGTGGTACGTTATTGGTGGAACCACTCCTGATCTCAAAGTCGACGCGGGTTTTACCCGTCCAAAGCCCCCAAAGGGTCGCCGATTTAAAGAGTTTAAGGAGTTGCAAAAAGCAGGTAAGATTGTGGTGTCCCCCCGTTCCGTCGGTTCTGTGATTGTAAAAGATCAGCCCGTCATCGGTAGTGGTACCCTAGATCGAACCTACGTCTCACCGTGTTATTCCCCGAAGATGTTATCCAAGGCTGTGCTGGCTTACGAGCCATGCGGTCGCAATTGGGTAAAAGCTTTTGAGGTAGCGGAGGGCATATATCCCTTTGGGAACATGTATGACCTAGGCGTGATGGGTACGTACTCTATTAACGGGTCGTACCAACGTTACACAAACGCAACACTATCAACGCTGTTGACGATGTATCGTCCCGCGGTTGAGCAAGCCATTGAAGCGATTCAGAACACCTATGCGGGATGTCCCCATAGCTCTGATCTGTTTACTGCAGCGGCTGCTGAACTCAACGATTCGGTATTTGATATCACAACCGAGGTAGCTGAGCTCCCCTCTTTGATCGAATCGATCATCGAGATGCTCAAAAAGGCTTTACTGTTTTACAGGGAGACACGCCAGCAGGTTAAACTGCTTAAGCGTAACCCTCAACATGTTGCAGACTTACCAGCTGAGATCGCGCAGCTTTGGATGACATTTCGTTATGGTGTACAACCCATAGCTTACTCTGTCGCCGATGCTCTCACACAGCTGGAAATGTCGGGTGTTCTTTACAGAACAGTCAGACGCGGTCAGGCTCACAGCTTAGATATTGTGTGTCCTGGTTGGTCGTTCGATAGTCCCCTCCGGCTTTCCGAAAGGGCTTGGGGGAAAGGTCGATTTGCAGCAGCTTCAAACATCAACGGTTTGGGTGTAAACCCATTCGTCACGGCTTGGGAGCTGATTCCTTTATCTTTTGTTGTGGACTGGTTCCTCAATATTGGTGATCTGATATCAGCTCTCGTGCCTTCAGTTGACTTCGAAGAACGGCAGTTTACGCGTTCAACTCGGTGTCAGCAGACGATAGTAGGAACACATCTGGCTAGTGGAACGCAAGTTCCCTTTTCAGTGGACCTCTACGACTGTTATTCCGTAAACCCCATTGACCTAATCGGTCTTAATTTCGATGCCCTACTCAGTTTGAAGCAAAAACTAGACGGTTTAAGTCTTGTCTGGCTTCTCTTTGTAGAAAGCTTTCGCAAATCTCTTAGGAGTTAAAAGTCTGTGAAATATCAGAATATTGCTTTTAGTGCTGACAAAGCACAGTTTATTGACGCTGTTACCAACACTGCTGGCCCTAACGGTCTTATCTTTACCAACATGGTAAAGCAAGCCCCACTGGCCGGCGGCGCAAAAGCGCAGATGGTGAACGGTTCTATCACTATTAACCAGCCTACCTCGGTGGTTTCTAGCGATAGTACTACAGTGCTCAATGAATCGTTGAAACTGCAGTGGAACTTCACTCGCGCCTCAACAGCTAAACTCGCAGCAATGCGGGTCGAGATGTTGCGTTGCTTCGATGAAGCCGTCGCTCAGCACAACCTCGCCATGGGCCTCGTGCCCCCTGTGTACGTTACTTTCGAGAGTATCTAACCATGATACTCAAAGTAGGGAAAACGCTGGTTAAGCGTATAAACCCAACCGAAGTCGTCAACACAGAGCTTAAGAAGCTGTACAAGGATCTAGGCCGCCTGGGCTTGCCAAAGATCGGTCCTGCTATTAAAGCGTTACAAGGGTCAAACCTCAATGACGCCGTTGTAGTTAGTCGGTTGATGGGCAAGTTTATGGAGCCAGTCCAGGGTAGAGAAAACGAGATGCATATCGCGGCCTGTCATAAAATGATGGACCACGATAGGGGCGGGTTTAAATTCCTACCTTTGAAGCTCTCACCGGAACACCGGTTCTCTGTCTTTACAGCTCGGAACACACTCAGTGAGTGGTACAAGGGCTTTCGACCTTCGTACAACTTCCGACCACCCTCGGGTGAGTCTGCCTTGGCAAACCAGGGCTTAACGGACGTGTTCTATAAACTCCAAGATACTATCCACTGGGAGGTATCAGCTGGTGCTTTACCATTTGCGGTCGCGATTTGCTATCGTAACCTCTGGCTAAAGCGGGTGGTCAAGTCTCATTTTGCCAAACAATGGCCGACTGGGAAATGTCCTCGCCTCCAGAAGAAGCAGTGGTACCAAGATTGGCAATCAGCTAAGCCGGGAGGCTCCGCTGGTTTCTACGTTTTTGGTAAGATGTTCGCCTCGCTTTGCACGCTTAATAACGTGTGTCGTGTGACGTCTATCCCCAAAAACGCGGACAGTCGCCGCGTTATTACCATGGTCCCTTTTTGGAACATGGTATGTCAGCTCTCGCTGATGGGTGACATGCGCCAAGTTCTTCTGAAGAAAACCGGAATTGATATTTACACCCGTGCTGATCTTCACAAGACGCTTATCCGCCATCGGGCCGCGGCCACTATTGATATGCGGAATGCATCCAATAGTGTTTGGCAGTCCTGCGTGGATTTCTTCTTCCCAAGCTCGATCAAGAAGTTCTTCGATCGTGTGGTGGATAAACACTTTGAGGTAGAACTGAGTGGGGAAACCCACTACGGCTACTTTGAGATGTTCTCCCCCATGGGTTGTGGCCTTACTTTCGACGTGATGACCCAGATGCTCCTTCTTTTGGGTCGTTCATTTGATCCGAGCACAACTGTGTTCGGTGACGATATCATTCTGGATGCAAAAAATGCTGACCGGATGATTCGACTGTTAAGTAGCTGTGGAATGGAGACTAACATCGATAAGACTTTTGTCGATGGGAATCTTTCTGAGTCCTGCGGTGGTTTTTACAACCATTCAACGGGCGAAGATATCGTATCGTTTGACTTCACCTGGTGTGAAACCAGGCTAGAGGCATATGCCACTGTCAATAAAATACGTGCGATACTCCATGCTAAACAAGCCAGTGTAGGACTTCGCAGTATCCTACACGAGACGCACCAGCGTTTGCTAACTTCTCTTCATCGTTTTTCAGTAGATGAGCAAGAGGTCTGGGACACAGGTCAGATTCATTCTGATTTCATCCTGGGCACTTCGCAAAACGAGGGGCGTGTAACCGACGTTCTCCGTGAGGTTAGTGGGATGTGGCAACGCAAAGTTGTCACGGTTAATGCTGCATTCAACGAAACGGTTGGAAAGCCTATGGATCATGGGCCCTCAACCTACGCGAGCTGGTTTCTGCGAGGTGCATCGTATGATGCCCCCGTGGATGACAAGCTAACGTACAACGTTGTTGATGCGGCTACAGGTTCACCCTTAAACAGGGTCCTGTTGGTGAGCTTCATCTAAAAGATGAAAAATCCGGGAATTGTGGCCGGAACTTGGTATTCACCAAGCGAG